ATCAAGCTAAAACAGCTTACTCGAACCTCTCTCAAGAGATGAGTAACCTCGGGAATGCAGGAAAACAAGCGAGCGGAAGCTTAAGCGAGACAAACAATCTTTTAAAAGCTGAACTACTTAATCAATTCTCAGAAAAGCTTGCTGACATTAGTCAGAAACTTGTGGATTTTGGAAAGAATGCACTAGAAGCCTTCAGGCAAGTTGACGAAGGCATGGACACTATCGTGACCAAAACTGGTGCGACAGGCGATAGTTTGAAAGAAATGCAAGATATTGCTTCAAACATCGCGACAACTATCCCAACTGATTTCAGCAAGGCTGGTGAAGCAGTCGGAGAGGTCAACACACAATTTGGACTGACTGGTGATGCCCTCAAAGATGTATCCGTAGAAATGATTAAGTTTGCTGAAATCAACGGTACAGACATTACCAATTCAACTATTTCAGCAAGTAAAGCCTTGGAAGCTTATGAGCTATCAACTAGTGATTTAGCGAAAGTTCTAGACTCTACAACCTACACAGCTCAATCAACTGGTGTATCTGTTGATGACTTGATGAAAAAAGCTATCGAAGGCGCACCACAGATTAAAATGTTAGGCCTTTCATTTGAAGAAGGTGTAGCATTGCTCGGACAATTTGAGACGAGTGGTGTCGATGCTTCAAGTGCTTTATCAGGATTAACGAAGGCAGCAGGCTCTTACGCTACACAAGGTAAGACCTTGAAAGAAGGTCTTGTCGAAACAATCGATAAGATAAAGAATACAACTAGCGAAACCGAAGCAATGGGACTCGCTATGGAAATATTCGGAGCCAAGAAAGCACCTCAAATGATTGACGCAATCAAGCGTGGTTCTTTTGACTTCCAATCATTCGCTGAATCTGCTGAATACTCAGTAGGAGCGGTTTCAAAGACATTTGAAGCTACTCTGGATCCAATTGATAAATTTAAGACAGCACAAAACTCAGTCACGCTAGCTATGTCCGAACTAGGCGCAGCAATTGCTGAAGTTCTAGCCCCTGTATTTGAAGTGCTGGGAAACATAGTCAAAGATATTGCAGAGTGGTTCAGTGGTCTACCTGGTCCAGTAAAAGAATTCATCGTGATTTTGGGAGGTGTAGTCACAGTCGCTGGGATTCTAGTCCCGATATTCTTAACCTTGCAAGCAGCAGCAGTTGCGCTTGGAACATCCATCGGAGCAATGATTGCAGCAGCTGCACCCATAATCGGTATTGCTGCTTTAATTGTTGTCGCTATTGCAGCAGTCGTAATTGGTATTAAGTATCTATGGGACACAAACGAGGGATTTCGTGACGCTGTCATGACAGTTTGGAATGCCATTCTGGAAGTCATTAACAAAGTTGTAAGTGAAGTTTCTGACTTCATCATGAGCATGTTTGGAGTGGTTGTGGACTGGTGGACGGAAAACCAAGAGTTGATCAAGTCGTCCGCAGAAATAGTCTGGAATGCCATCTTATCTGTCATTAACACAGTCATGACAGCTTTACAGCCACTCATTCAAGCCGCTTGGTCGAATATCCAACTAGTCATCGAGACAGTCTGGACAGTCATCAAAACAATTGTAGAGACAGCAATCAACACTGTACTTGGAATCATCAAGGCAGTTATGCAGGCGATTAACGGTGACTGGTCTGGCGCATGGGAGACGATGAGAGGTGTTGTAGACGGCTTAATCAATGCAATCAAGTCCATCATTGAGACAGTTCTCACAGCTATTCAGCAATACATTCAAACGACTTGGCAAGCGATTGTGACCTATATCCAATTTGTACTCAACATGATTTTCAATATAGTATCCACAATTTGGAATAGCATATTGTCATTCATCAGCAATATAGTAACCTCGATTTCCAATACTATTTCTAATGTATTTAACGGAATATCAAGCACAATTAGTGGTATAATGTCTGGCATTTTTAATACTGTAAACAGTATTTGGAATGGTATTAGAGATACTATTACGAATACCATTAACGGTGCTAGAGATGCTGTTTCCAATGCTATCAATGCTATGAAGGGTTTCTTTAACTTTGAATGGTCACTACCTAGACCTAAACTACCACGCTTCAACATCAGCGGTGGCGAGGCACCGTGGGGATTCGGTGGTAAGGGGTCATTGCCATCTATTGATATTACATGGTTTGCCAAAGGTGGTATTTTAACCAAACCAACCATTTTCGGCATGAACAGTAATGGGCTGATGGGTGGTGGAGAGGCTGGTAAAGAAGCGGTATTGCCATTAAACGAAAGCACACTTGGAATGATAGCAGATCATATCATGTCTACTGTCAAAGACAAGATTATTGTGAACGTGGAACAACCAAATCCACAACCAATCATTTTAAATATTGACGGCAAAACATTCGCTCAATTGATTGTGGGATATGTTTCAGATGCCCAAGCACAGCGTATTCAAATTATCGAAGGAGGAGGCACAGTTGGCTAAACACTACGGAATTAGATACAATGGCAGGCACTCATTTGAAGATGAAGGCTTGCTTTTGTTAAATGAACGGTCAATTAGCATCCCTGACAAAAAGAAGGTACTGGTGCCAATTCCATTTTCAAATGAAAAATATGATTTTTCAACGGTTTACGGCGGGCAGCTCTACGAACAGAGGACCTTGACCTATCAAATCAAAATCAAGAATACAATCTATGGCACGAAAGAAGCCATGAATATGGCTAAAACAAGTGCTATTAACTGGCTAATGGGTACTACTGGACTCGCACCTCTATATGACGATGCAATTCCTGGTTTTTATTTCCTAGCCGAAGTCCAAGGGGATAGTGCTTTTGAAGAGGATTGGGCGCATGGTGTGCTAAAAATCACATTCACAGCCTATCCCTTCATGATTTCCGAGAAAGCTGAAGGAAGCGATATCTGGGATGAATTTAACTTTGAACTAGACGCATTCCAAGATATTGCTTTCGATGTTAAAGGTTCGCTTGATATTCTATTGGTCAACACAGGCATCAGCTTGGCACGACCAGAGATTACGTCGACCAGCAACATGACATTGACTATGCGGAATCAACAGTTCAGTATTATTCCAGGTAGTCGTGTATATGACTTTTTCACACTCGAAAAAGAGAATGAAATTCGCATCAAAGGAAACGGCAGAATCTCGTTCAAATGGTTTAAGGAGCTGATTTGATGTATGCAGTTAGTTTGATTAACGGTGCCAACGTGACACCGATACACGATTCAATGGCCGGCGGGAATAAGCTCTTGTCGGCCATTATTAAGTTTGAAATCAATAAGATTGCCCAGTTTGATTTCCAGTTTTTGCCAAACAACGCTGGTTACAAGGCTCTTATCAAGCCTTTACAGACCATGGTACAAGTAGTCAATATGCGGACAGGTAGAGAAGTATTTTACGGTCGTATCACCCCAATCACAAATGACATGGCAGAAAGTGGAGTGTTTACATTTGCATACAATGCCAAATCGGAGCTTGATTTTCTGAACGACAGCAAACAAAGGCAACAAATTTACCGCGGGAAGAAATCTGATTTTGTAAAACAAGTCTTGAAATTCCACAATGACAACATGGAATCTTATAAGGAATTTTTGCCAGGTGATTTGACAGACCTAATCGCAACAGGCGACCACATGGAAGCCGATGTAGACCCTGCCAAGTCGACTTTTGCCACATTGACAAACCTTATCCTGAACGAGTATGGACTGGAACTACAAATTCGCAAGGAGAATGGGAAGAGATATCTTGATTTTAAGAAGCAGATTGGTGTTGACAGCGACACGGAAATCAAGCTCTCTGTCAATCTATTGTCATTAAAGCAGCATATCAACCCAGAGGGCATCGTATCTCGCCTGCTTGTATATGGCAAGCAAAATAGTGAGACAAATCAGCGTGTCAGCATTGCCTCAGTCAACAACGGAAAAGACTACATCGATAGACCTGATTTGATTGCCGAGTATGGTATCAAAATGGAGACTGCCACGTTTGATGACATAGAGAACCCTGTTGCTCTAAAACAGGCAGGAGAAAGCCAGCTAGCCACTCAAAAAGCTGTAGCTTATCAATACTCTGTTTCAGCAGTCAACTTGTCGCACATCAACCCGAATTTTGACGAGTTTGAGGAAGGTAACACATATAGGGTTGTCAATCCTGTTATGTTTATCGACGAGCGACTGAGAGTAGTTGCGCGTCAGATTGATTTGTTAAATGTTGAGAGATCTAGTTTGACGATTGGAGAAAAATTTAAGTCTGCTGAAGAGTGGCAGTTAGATAATATTCGTAAGCGAAATCGGCAATTAGTTACAACTAATCAG